AGGACCAAGAGTAATGGCAATTAAGGTTGTACAAAAAGTAAATAGAATAACTGCCAATGTATCTACGGCTACTACTAGCAATCCGATTGCTCTTAAAAGCGGATATTTGAGAGTTTCTACTGGACTAACATCGGTCTATGTCGAAATTGATAGCGAACCTGTTGCCACTACAAATTCTTTTCAAATTGGTCCATATGGTAATGAAGTGTTGAAGGAAAGAATTGCCAGACAAAAGATTGCAGGAATTACTACTGGAACATCAACAATTGTTTCTTTTAGTGAAAATGCAGGAAATCCATTTTTAGTTGGAGATTATGTCACCATTCAAAATGCCCAACCGGCAGGAATTAATACGGAACATAAATTAGTCACTCAAGTACTTAATGATTCGTTAACAATTTCACACAATAGTTCTTCTATTGTTGGAGTAATTACTACAACTAATGCAAATATTGCCAGAAGTGTGAAAGTGAGTGTTCTTGCCGCAGATGGATCTCAAAATGTAAGTATCACAGAAATCGTTCAGTTAGTTACCGAATAAAAATGAAACTCATCACAGAAGAAGTCTCAAACGTAGAGTTTATTACCGAAAAAGTAGGTAAAGAAACTAAAACCTTTATTCAAGGAGTTTTCCTTCAGGGAGACATTTGTAACCGTAACGGTAGAATGTATCCGATGGAAACTCTTTCGAAAGAAGTAGCAAGATATAATGAAGCATTCATTTGTAAAGGTCGTGCTCTTGGAGAACTGGGTCATCCAGATGGACCTACAGTAAATCTTGACCGAGTTTCTCATAAGATTGTTTCCTTAGAACAAAAAGGATGCAATTTTATAGGTAAGGCACAACTTCTTGGAACTCCTATGGGTAAGATTGCCGAATCTCTTATCAAAGAAGGCGTTTGTCTTGGAGTTTCTTCTCGTGGTGTTGGATCACTTCAAATGACTAATGAAGGTCATAAAATTGTTGGTAAAGACTTTATGCTCGCAACTGCCGCTGATATTGTGGCAGATCCTTCTGCTCCCGATGCTTTTGTACAGGGAATATTTGAAGGGAAGGAATGGGTCTGGGAAGGAGGAATTCTTCGTGAAAGACTTGCAGAGCAAACAAAGAAGAGAATTAATACTCTTGTAGATGAAAAAACTCTACAAGAGTATAAGGTTCAATTGTTCCAAGATTTCTTAGGAAATCTATAAATTATAAATAAATATAGATTATAATACAAGATCTAAAAAAATGTCCGTTGGTAGAAATTTACAAGAAATGGAAAACGTAGTAACCAAAGGAGCCTCACCTGCCGAAACTCCTTCAAAGAGTGCAACTCCTATTTTAACTCCAGGTCAAACTGGTTCTTGGGAAGATTTGGGTGGTCCAACTCCAGAAAATTATCGTCCCGATGACGATTCCTCAAAACTCAAGGATCCTGCCACAACTCTTGCACAAGTTAGAGACGTTGTAAATGCCAAGGCATCTGCAGCAGATTCTATGAAAGGTGTTAAGGAAGAGACTGAAGAAGATGAAGATCTTGTCGATGAAGAAGAAGTCGATGAAGACGAAGAAGTAGTTGCCGAAGAATCTTGCGAAGACGAAGAGGAAGATCCAAAACCAAAGAAAGGTAAAAAGTCTCCTAAAGAAGACCCTAAAGAAAACGAAGACGAAATGAAGGAAGAGTTTGACATCGAAGAAGATGTTAATGCTCTCCTTGCCGGTGAAGAACTCTCAGAAGAGTTCCAAGAAAAGGCCAGAACAATTTTTGAGGCGGCAATCCGTTCTAAGGTTGCTGATATCAAAGAAGAACTTCAAGAAACTTATGAAAATGCACTTATTGAAGAAATTGAAGTAATCAAAGAAGGTCTTGTTGATCGTGTCGATGCATACCTTGAGTATGTTGCTGACGAGTGGGTTTCTGAAAACGCACTTGCAGTTGAGCACGGTCTCAAAACTGAAATGACTGAATCATTCCTCCAAGGAATGAGAGGTCTTTTTGAAGATCATTATGTTTCAATCCCTGAAGATAGATATGATGTAATCGAGAGTATGGTAGATAAACTTGATGAAATGGAAGGAAAACTCAACGAGCAAATTCAAAGAAATGTTGCTCTGAACAGAAGATTAGCAGAGTCGGTTGCCGATGTAATTTTTGCAGATGTCGCTGAGGGTCTTGCACTTTCTCAGAAAGACAAACTCGCTTCTCTTGCCGAAAATGTTGAGTTTGATAGTGAAGCAAACTATCGTGAGAAACTGGTAACTTTGAGGGAATCATACTTCCCATCTAATACTGGTACTCAAAGAGATGACTCGGAAACCTTATCCGAAAGTACTGATGTCCAGTCCCAACAACCACAAGTTGATGGAAGAATGGCAACATACCTTCAGACTCTGGGAAGAGTCGCCAAACTGTGATTTTTAAATAATAAACAATCAAACAAAAACTTTTAACAAGGTAAAACAAATGCAAATGTTCAACGCAGAATATTTGCAGGAGAAGTGGGCACCAATTCTGGACTATTCCGGAATGGATCAGATCAAAGATGCACATCGCAGATCTGTAACCGCTATCCTGCTAGAAAACCAAGAGAGAGAACTCCGCGAAGAGCGTGACTTCCTCTACGAATCTCCAACCAACTCCGGTAATGCTGCTGGTGCTTCCGGTGGATTTGGTGGCAGTGCTCAAGGATTTAATGCTGGACCTACAGCTGGTTTCGATCCCGTTCTGATTTCTTTAATCAGACGCTCGATGCCTAATCTGATTGCTTATGATCTGTGTGGCGTTCAACCAATGAACGGACCTACCGGACTCATCTTTGCGATGCGTTCACGTTATACCAATCAGTCCGGAACCGAAGCATTCTTCAACGAAGCAGATACAAGATTCTCTGCTCAGAATGCTGGTGGAACTCTTCCATCTGGTAACGTCGGTTTCGGTACTACTGCTTCCTCAGTTGGTCAGAATAATCCAAGTATTCTGAATGATGCTTCTCCAGGTACATATGGAGTATCCACCGGTATGAACACCGGAGACTCTGAAAATCTTGGCGGTAGTGATGCATTCAACGAGATGGCATTCTCGATTGAGAAAGTCACCGTTACTGCTAAGTCCCGTGCTCTGAAAGCTGAGTATTCACTCGAACTCGCTCAAGACCTCAAGGCAATTCACGGTCTGAATGCTGAAGCAGAATTGGCAAACATTCTCTCTACTGAGATTCTTGCCGAAATCAACCGTGAAGTTATCAGAACCGTATACAAGATTGCTAAGCCTGGTGCTCAAGCAAACACTGCTACTGCCGGTACTTTTGACCTTGACGTTGACTCTAACGGTCGTTGGTCAGTTGAGAAGTTCAAGGGTCTTATCTTCCAAATCGAGCGTGATGCTAACGCAATTGCACAGCAAACTCGTAGAGGAAAGGGTAATATGATTCTTTGCTCCGCAGACGTTGCTTCGGCACTTGCGATGGCAGGAGTTCTTGATTACACCCCAGCACTCAATGCAAACCTGAATGTTGATGACACCGGCAATACATTTGCTGGCGTTCTTCAAGGCAAGTATAAGGTTTATATTGACCCATATTCGGCAAACGTTGCTCCTAATCAGTTCTACGTTGTTGGTTATAAGGGTTCTTCACCTTATGACGCAGGTCTATTCTACTGCCCTTATGTTCCTCTCCAAATGGTTCGTGCCGTTGGTGAGAACACCTTCCAACCAAAAATCGGATTTAAGACCCGCTACGGCATGGTCGCCAATCCATTCGCTGAAGGTTCAACCGTAGGACAGGGTGCTCTTAATAGCAACCTCAACGCTTACTACAGGAGAGTCAAAGTCGCAAATCTCATGTAAGTCTCATATAAGACTTACAATATCTGGAGGGTCTTCGGACCCTCTTTTTTTATATCTAAATAAAAATAAAAATGCCTTGCTCCTTTCCCAACCAAATTGATAATAGAAACTTTCTGTCCCCAGTTGGGTTTAAGTTTTCATTAGCAAAAGAACCTAAAGTTGCCTTTTTCTGCAATACGGCAAGAATACCAGAAATTACATTATCTCTCAATACTCAACCAACATATCTAAAGGATATTGATGTTCCTGGTGATAAAATTACCTATGGTGATTTATCTCTAAGATTTTTGGTTGATGAGGATATGGAAAATTATATGGCAGTTCATAATTGGTTGACAGGTCTAGGATTTCCAGAAACAGCACAGCAGTATAAAGATTTAATAACTATAGTAAATGACACAACACAAGCACAAGACCCCAAAAGAGCATTTAGTGATGGCAGTCTTTATATTCTGAATAGTAACTATAACACAACTGCCGTGGTAAAATTTAAGGATTTATTTCCAGTATCATTAAGTTCTCTTGAGTTTGATGCCACACAAACCGACATTCAGTACTTTACAGCAGACGTATCTTTCAAGTATACTGTATATAATATCCTTGATAATAATAATCAACCCCTATGAACCTTGATGAAATCCAGGAAATGTGGCAAAGAGATTCTGTCATAGACCCTGATAACTTACACGATGAATCTTTAAAAATACCTCAACTTCATTCCAAATATTATACATTATATAATACCATCACTCTTCTTCGTGAAAAGGCAAGAGAAACACATAACAGAGTTAGGTTGGAACGCTATAACTACTACACGGGAAAGGCAACAGCAGAGGTCTATGCCGAAGAACCATTTCCGTATAAGGTAAGAGAAAAGGACGCCATACAGAGGTATATGGACGCCGATGAGAGACTATCTAAGATTGATTTAAAGATTAGATATTATGATGTTATGCTTAAGTTTCTTGAAGAAGTCATTAAGATGATTACAAATAGAAATTACTCCATCAAGAACGCTATAGACTGGCACAAGTTCACGGCAGGGTATAGTTAACCAAATAAATACTCATAACTGATACTTTATGAATGTCTCATTTGGTGATATCAAAGAAGAATGAGGTTTATCTGCAAATAGAGGCAGAACCTCATATCTACTATGAGTTGAAGGATACTTTTCAATTTGAAGTTCCTAATGCAAAATTTTCTCCTGCTTACAAAAATAAGTGGTGGGACGGATTCATTTATCTGTTCAGTATTGATACGAAAGAAATATATGTTGGTCTTTTAGATCGTGTAATTCAGTTCTGTAAGGACCACAATTACACTTATGAATTCACGAACAATAAGTTTTATGGTCTTCCTTTTGAGATAAATGAGAGCATCTCAAAGGAAGGTGTAAAGGATTATATGACGGCAATCAGTAGACACGCCCCACGCGATTATCAAATTGAGGGAGTATACGACGCCTTAAGACATAATCGTAAATTATTGATATCTCCAACTGCTTCGGGAAAGTCGTTGATGATATATTCTCTTGTGAGATACTACGTTGAGAAGCAGCAAAATATTCTCGTAGTTGTTCCGACGACTTCCCTTGTAGAACAAATGTATAAAGATTTT